GTTTCATTGACAAAAATCTATGCACCATATAATTAGACCAAGTCTTTTTATCGGCGTCTGTAATGTTGTCCCAATACATTTGGTTCTGAACATTTGTAACTTGTTTTATATGGTCAAATAGTGTTTTTGTTTTCATAGTGAATAACCTTTTAGATATAAATAAATAGTTTGTATGAACCTGAAAATGTAATATTTTTAATATTGATTTGTCATTTCTGTTCTTGGAAATGATACTTTGTATTTATCATATCTCTGTGAATCTATATAGTTTAAATCTTTTGATTTTAGCTTGTAACCCTTTTCATTAAAATTGCCAGATTGAGAAAATGTATCTTCATAATTCAAATCATCTGACTTTAAAGATTGATGAATTTCTAATCTATAATTATTATCATATGACTTACAATGAACTTTGTATTTGAATTGTGTATTTTCTAAAAGTTGTGGAATAAAGTTTTCCGTAAATTCAAAGTCTATTATAAAGTTTCCTTTAATTTTGTATAGTGCCCAAATCCAAACCTTTATATCATCTATGATTGACTGCTTTACACTTTGTTCTTTATCTTCAACTGAATCCATTTCCTTTTGCTTGTTTGCGAACTTTAAATAAGAAGTGTTGTAATCAATATTAGTGATATCCTTTTCAGTATCATCAAATACCATTTTATTTAGTTTTACATTATTATCAATATCTTGCATTGTTGTATTTTGAACATCTAATATATCTAATATCAAGTGTGTTAAGTGTCCTCTAATATTACGATTCAATACATTATTCTTATAATCATTACTTACCCAATCCCCTACAAACTTATCATCTGAAATGGAATAGTGTGATTTATGAACACTCATAGGTGTTCCCTCGTGGACTTCTACTGGAACCATCATTTTTACTCTACTGACAAACCTCTTATGCTCATCATCACTTTCAGATTTATTATCAAAATAGTTTCTTGTATCATATAAAAACATTAGGTTTTGTAAGAAGTCCATAGAATTCTCTCTCGCATACGCTGGTATCCAATTTGCTGCCAATTTTACTCCGTTATTGTGTGAGTGTTTTAATACATCTTTAATTATATTCGGCGTTTGTCCCTTTTCCATTAGTCCTAATATTTTTGGTATACCATTTTCTACTCCGACCTCTAACCAATTCATACCGCTACTTTTTGCTCTCTTCATCAAATCGTCATTCATTTTTGTAGAAGTTCTACCATAACCACCCCAATTAATTTTAAATGGAAGTTCATTTAATAAGTCAATCAGTTCCTCGAATTGTTTCATTGAACCATTAACTAACGAGTCAACAAACCAAAAGTCTGTATATCCGTATTCATTATAAAGTTTTACAATATCATCTCTAACTTTCTTAGCTGATTTGTATCGATATAATCTTGTTTCACTACAAAATGTACATTTAAAAGTGCAACCTCTTGCAGTCTGAATTGGTAACATAAAATATTCTTCACTATTTATCTGTTCATATAATTTTAAAGTTTCCTTATCCCAAGTTGGAACTTCTAAATTGTTCATATTTACCAATTGCATTGGTCTTCCACCATATACTGGATTTCTTCCACTCCTTCCTTTTGGTAGGACTGATGCGAAACTTGGCTCTATCTTATCCCAAGTCCAAATACCCGTAACACCATTATAGTTTTTATTTAAACTATATTGATTTATTAAATCTTTTATTATAACTTCACCCTCATTTAATCCACAACCCACATCTACAAATTCTCTATACATTTCTACATCATCTTTTGTACTGACCAGACCACCAGATTTTGCATACCAACAATATGGTCCACCATACCAAATCTGAATATTTGGGTTTTTCTGTTTTAATTTTCTTGCGATGTAATCTGTGGTAGTAATATTAGAACTATAAGTTGTGAAACAAACAATATCAAACTTTGACATTTTATCAATCCAAACATTCCAAAATTTATCAAATCGTTTTGTGATATCCACGAAGTTTGCTTGAAATACTTTTCCGTCATATATTGGACTTTCTTTATTGGACAATCTCCAATATTTATGTCGTTCGTCACCAACATAAATTGCTGTCAATAAATTTAAATCTATTTGTTCTACTGAGTGACCTTGACTTTCTAAGACCTGAGATAAACTACCAAGAGCGAATGATGGTGTTGTCAATGACCATTGTGGACATAAACATAATGCTAATCTCATACAAAGCAGTCTCCCAACATCCAAGAGATACAAGAATATCGTCTTCCTTTTGTGATTGGTGTAACTCTATGTGATAAGAATGCAGGAAAGATTATTATACTTCCTCGTGTTCTTGGTGCGGTGTAGTTTTTTTCACCTGAATCGTCTGTGATACCGAACTCTAAATCTCCACCCTCATACATTGTTTCATCTGATAGTTGAACCACGGCTGTTAGTTTTCGTGTGGAAGTTTCTTTTGCTCCACAATCGGTATGCCATTTGTATTTACCACCATTTTCATATCTGAGTATTTTGACCTTTTCCATTTCTTGTATGTTGTATTTGAATATAGAGTGATTTGCTAACTCAAATACCATTTTTAGTTTGTTTTTTAATTGTTCATTATTAATTATAACTTCTTTATTATCACGAACTTTCTTATTTAATAAGTTATCATCATAATTACCAGCAAGTTCTGATTCAGTTGGTTGACCTGTTTCTAAGTATCTCATTAGTTTTTGGCATTGACTTAGGGATAGGAAATTTTCTTTATGAACTACAAATTCAAATGTATCATTAGTAATCATATGTGTAAGGCTCCTTGTTTAATTTATAATGTTTATTTAACTCATTTATATTTTCTATTTGAGTATATTGGGTATTAACTTTCTCTCCAACCAAGATATGCTTTATATTTTCATAAGTCAATACACTATTTCTATCAACCATATTTAAAAGTCTATCATTTATTTTTCTATTTGCTATAGCTCTTTTTTGTAAATCATACAAATTTAGTTTACGGACTGGTTGGTCTGTATGTTTATGATAAACATTAGTTTCATTTGCTATGTGTAATGATAGTACCTGCTCAAATAAGTTATTTCTTATTAATAAAAAAACCTTATCGTGATAATCTATTACTTCTTTTATAAACATATCATTATCTTTATAAACTATTTTTGTTCCAATAAAACCACTTAACTTATAACTCTTATCAAGAAATCCTTTGACTCCTAACTTATCTATTGGTGACTTAAAATTATTAAAAAGTGGGTGTTCCCAAAATTTTCCATTTTGAGTTAGTTCTAAAGTTTTCATAAAGTTTGTAGAACCACACCTTTCGGTAGATACTACGAGTATTTTAGACAAAGGTGTCTCCAACTCCCCAAGCAACACAAGAATATCTATTTCCTTTTGTTACTCGTTTAACCCCGTGTCCTGCAAATGTTGGGTGCATAATTAATTTACCTGCTTCGGGTTCAACAACTTTTCCATCAAAAAAGTGAAACTCCCCACCCTCATAATCATCATTTAAAAATACAATCAATGTTAGTTTATTTGTACTATAATCGTCTAACCAATGAAAATCTGCGTGTGGATTATAATATTGTTCTACATCATATCTATGACATTGAACTCTATTGTTGTAAATACCTTTACAATTGTAATGGTAAGTAGTTAGGTCTGCTAATTGTATTGCTTTCCAGAATTTATTCAATATTTCTGGATTATTGTTTGTCTTTATATTTAAAATACAAGAATTTTTTTCATCCATTCCGAGAGTTTCTCTATTTTCTGTTCCACGGTGATATCCACTTCTAAGTTCTGCTTCCTTGTCGACTAAGTCCATAATCATTTGACACTCATCTTTACTGAAAAAGTTTTTTCTCTCCAAAAACCACCTAAAATTATGATTGGTTTTAAGGTTATTCATATCTACTTCTTTATACATATTTATCCTATCTGAAATGGTCCCCAACGAATATCTCTTGAATTACATATCGTTTACCTTTTGTTACTGGTACAACATTATGACATAGAAATGCCGGAAATAATGTTAATGAACCTTTTAATTGATTCATTGAATACCACTCTTTTGTATCTTTATCTTGAATACCGAACTGAACTTCACCACCCTCGTATTCACTTGGGTCTGTCAATTGAACAATTCCTACAATCTTTCTATTGGAACAACTACCGGCATTGAAGTCTGTGTGCCAACCATAGAATCCACCTTTTGTATATTCTATTAGTTTTAATTCATCATCACACGCATCAATATCAAAATGAAAAACACTATCATTGACTATGTTTGCCATTTGAAACATCTTGTCTTGTAACCATTTCCAATCTTTGTTTGGTTTATCGGGTCTGAAATCATTATTTGGTTGGTCTCTCAAATACCACTCATTAGTTTTTCTAATTTCTGGTATGATTGCTGTTCCGTTTTCATCTCCAACACAACCAATTACATCTTGTTCTGATTCCATTATATCTTTTTTTAATTCATCGCATTTTTCTGATGATAAAAAGTTTGGGATTTGTATTGAAAATTTTAAGTCATTGTTGTATCTCATTATAACCTATCTCCTATTTATTATTTTGGTGGAATATTGTGGACCAATATATCTGATGTAAAGTATGTATCAATATCCTCAACATCTAATGAATAAAAAGTTTCTTCTTGTGCAACTTCTGATATTGAAGTTATTTCCACTTCATTTCCGTCTTTATCTAAAAGATAATCACCTGTTGACATATCATCTGGCATTTTCCAAGTCCAAGTGCTTCCTTGTTTCAAGAAATATTTTGCACCAGATTTGTTTCTTGCCATTTTTATAGAACCATTAACTAAAGTATATCCATAAGATTTATCACTAAATGTTCTAATAACTATTGAACCTGATGCTACTGAACCACTTAAATCATCAGCAGAGTATGATAACCAGTCATTGTAAAAAAACTCATCTGGCATACCTACGGGTAAATATGATTTAACTATGTCGCCAGTTTCCACATCTTGAACTTGTTTAGTTGAATCATCATACATTCTGATTAAACTTCCACTCGCAGTTGATAGTAATAAAGAATTATTCACGTGATATCTATCACCACTTAAAACAAGTTTAGAACGTTTCAATATATCATAGTCTTTTTTATCTCTCAAGAGAATTTGTTTATCTGGTGTCATTAAATAATCACCTTTATCTACCTTTAAGTATCCTTGTGTTCCTATTGTTGAACCACTCGGAACAATATAGGTTTCAATTAATGAACCACTACTGACTGCATTTTGGTGAGTAGGATTTTCTGCAACATACTTGTGGAATAAAATTGTACCATCAAATAAGGTTCCATCTTGTGATGGGTTTTTAACTACAAAATCTGGATGATATGCATTTGTGTCTGAAAATGAACTTGTATTAAATATTGGAATTAATGAAGCACTTTCTGGTGATGAATTTAATATGTTTCTAAATGATGTTTTATTAAATGAACCACTTACTATTTCTAATAAATTATCATC